AACAATTGTCGCAGGATGTGTTAACGGTATGCGAAAGCGTGGACCTCTTAAACCAGAAACGCCAGGGCACCCCAAGAACATAAGTTCAACTTATACTATTATTGGATTTGACCCAGCAGTAACGGGTAGGTCAGCCTTTGTGGCTGTATCCTATAACCGTGCTGATGGACGCATATATGTTTTAGACTGTGTTAATATGTCTGACCCTACTCCTCAAAAAGAGAATGCTCTTATTAAAGAGTGGGTAGAAAGATATAAGCCTCAAGAGTTTAGGGTTGAGATTAACGCCCACCAGAAGTACTACGCTATGGACTCAGAACTGCGTGAGTATCTAGCATCTTATGGCTGTCAACTTAATTCACACTTTACTGGTAAGAATAAATGGGACGTTGGTTTTGGTGTTGCCTCTATGGCTAGCCTATTTGGCACCGTACATGATGGTCGATTCCAAGACAACAACATATTAGAACTACCTTCCAACGAAGGCTCTGAAGGACTTAAGTCTTTAGTGCAACAGTTAATCATCTGGAAACCTGATACTAAGAATCCAACTGACTGTGTGATGGCTCTATGGTTTGCTATAATACGTTGTAGAGAATTAATGCAGAAATCAAGTAAGGTTGGTAACTACCAAAATAATAGGTGGGCTACTAGAGCACAACAGAGTAAAAGATACGGAATCAATCTAGACGAAGCCTTTGCAGAGCAATGGCAAGAAACTTATAACTAAGGAGTAATACAATGGGAATATTAGTACGCGTAGTAGCAGGAATTATGGGTAAGGGTTCAAAAGCAGTAAACCCAACCTATAGAAATCAATTTACTAGCGAAAAAGGTTTAGGAACATTAAAAAAGATTGCAGATAAAGCCAATGCTAAAGCAGCAGCCAAAGCCGCAAAAGACGCATCAGATTCTTATGGTCCTACAGTACCAGGAATGGGTCGTTCTTTACAACAAGGTTTTATACCTAACCCATCAGGTACTGTTAAAATTAAAAATATCTATACCCGTTCAAAATAATGGCTAGTTCTAATAAACAACTTGGTCCTATTAAAAAAGTTAAACCAATTCCAGGAGTAGCAACCGCAGGAAAAATTATTGACGAGTATATTGTACCTAAGACTCCATTAGACGTTGCTACTTATTTAATCCCTTATGGTAAGGCTTTTCGTGCTGTTGCTGGTATTACTAAAAAAGGTGCAAAATTCGTAAATAATGTTTATAAGAATATGGGAAACTAATGGCAATATTTACACCAAAAACCTTAGCGGCTATTGCTGATGCAATACGAACTGCTGGTGGTATTACAAAAGCCAAAACCGTAAGCAAAGATTTTGCTGAAGGTAAGGCACCACCTATCGTACCTAAGACTCCATCTATTGCTGAATCTCAAGCAAAAATTAGACAAATTTTAAATATTCCAAAAAAAGGTACACCAGAATATGATAAATTTCAAGCCAAAGTAAAAAAAGATAATGCTATTAGTTCTGAAAAAGCGGGCAAACTTTCTACTTCTATATCTAAAAAAACATATAAAAAATAATACGTTAGGACACAATGGCATTATCAATTGAACAAATAGCGGCGCGGGTTCAATCCCTCCGTTATAGAAGTACAGAGCGTGATGGTCGCAACCTTGACGTACTTGCTGTACGTAGAGGTAAAATTGCTGAGGTATATCCTAACTTCTTTCCAGAGGGCGTAGACGCTAACGTAGTAGCAAACTTTATTGACATAGTAGCCCGTGACCTTTCTGAAGTTATGGCTCCACTACCTGCGGTTAACTGTTCTGCTGCTAATCAAGTATCTGACCGTGCTAGAACTTTTGCAGACAAGCGTACTCGTATTGCTAGTAATTATTTTACTAACTCTGACCTATCAGTCCAAATGTATCAAGGGGCAGACTGGTATCTAACCTACGGCTTTGTTCCATTTATTATTGAGTTGGATGATGAAGCAAAATTACCTCGTATTCGTTTAGAGAATCCAATTGGTTCTTATCCAGACTTTGACCGTTATGGTCGTTGTATTGCTTTTGCTAAAAGATATGTACTTACCTTAGGTGAGTTAGTAAGCCAGTTCCCAGAACATGAATATCAACTTTTAGGTGGACTAGGTTACAAACAAGATTTAAATGCTCAGATAGAAATGATTCGGTACTATGATAAAGACCAATCAGTTATTTATATACCTACAAAACAAGATTTAATTCTATCACAAGCAGATAATCCATTAGGTAAACTAATGGTTGTTGTTGCACGTAAACCATCTATTGATGGTGAAATGCGTGGACAGTTCGACGATGTACTTGGAATTCAGTTACTCCGCAACCGTTTCGCTTTATTGGCAATGGAAGCAGCGGAGAAATCAGTACAGGCACCTATTGTACTTCCACAAGATGTACAAGAATTACAACTGGGTGGAGATGCGGTTATCCGCACCGCCAACCCAGCAGGTGTTCGTCGAGTAGAACTAACATTACCACAAGGTGCATTTACAGAACAGAACTTACTTAATCAAGAATTAAGAACTGGAACTCGTTATCCAGAATCAAGAACTGGAAACATTGATGCTTCAATTGTTACTGGTCAAGGTGTACAGGCTCTTATGGGAGCCTTTGATACACAGGTTAAATCAGCCCAAGCAATCTTTGCTGCAGCACTTCGTGATGTAATTGGTCTTTGCTTTGAGATTGATGAAGTAATTTACCCAGAAGAGAAAACAATTCGTGGCGTAGATTCTGGCTCACCATATGAAATTACATACAAGCCAACTAAAGATATTAAACAAGACTACTCAGCAGATGTTCGTTATGGAATGCTTGCTGGTCTTAACCCAGCACAGGGTCTTATCTTTATGCTACAGGCTTTAGGTGGTAAGTTAATCTCCAAAGATATGGCTATGCGTGAGTTACCATTTACAGTTAACGTAACCCAAGAATTAGAAAAAATTGAAATTGAAGATATGAGAACTGCTTTACTTGGTTCTCTCACAGCATACACACAGGCAATACCACAGATGGCTACACAGGGACAAGATGCATCTGAAGTAGTTAGAAAAATTGCTGCGGTTATCAAGGCTCGCCAAAAGGGACAAGCATTAGAAGATGCTATTGAGGCTACTTTTGCACCGCAACAACAAGTCCCTCCTGCTGGTGCCTCTAATCCAATGGTTGAGCAAACGTCCCCTGCTCCCTCTGGTGCCCCAGTAGGAGGCTCTCCTTCTCCTGAACAAGGTGTTCCAATGGCTGAACCAACTGCACCACCAGATATCCAAACAATTCTTTCAAGTTTAACAGCAGGCGGAAAAGCAAGCGGAAGAGTAGTTACAAGAGGTTAACAACTAAGTAGGGGACAATGACAACATTAGTAGCGGTACAAGGCGATGGCTGGTCAGTACTAGGTTGTGATTCTCGTTCTAGTGATGATAAAGGTCGACCAATTAAAATGGCGACAAGTAAGATTATTGAAAACAATGGAATTTTGATTGCTGGCTCTGGTTCTGGACGCGGTTCAAATATATTACAATTTGGATGGAAAGCACCTAAACCTAGCCCTCGCCAAAATTTAGATTTATTCATGACTCAAACATTTATACCAGCAATGCGTAAAGCATTCATTAATGCTGGTTACGATATGAAAGAAGATGGGGAAGCAGCAGAACATGATTCTTCATTCCTTGTCTCTATTAAAGGGATTATTTATCCTGTGTTTGAAGATTATTCTTGGGATAGGGACACTCGTGGCATTTACTATTCTGGTTCTGGAGGCGATATTGCCGTCGGGGCATTGGAAGCGTTGGGTATACAGAAAATAAAAAGTCCACAAGCAGTAGAAAAAATTGTTACAAAAGCAATTGCAATAGCATCACAATGGGACATATATACAAGCGAACCAATAATAACTAAAATACAATTTAAATAGGAGGAACTATGGCTGAGAATCGTGGCGGTTATCGTCCAACCGCACCACAGAATAATCCTGCTAATGTTTCAGGTATTGGTGGGGCTGGACAATCTGGAACACAACCAGCACGTTACATTTCTGGATTAAACTATGGTCAAGGCCAAGCAACTATGCAACAACAAATGGCAGCACCAATGGCTGGTCCAAATAAACCATCATCTAGAGGTTCTTCACCATCCCTACCATCTTTGCCACCAATGACTTCTTTAACTGCTCCTACCGAAAGACCTAACGAGCCAATTACAACAGGTATGGATTTTGGTGCAGGTCCTGGAAGCGAAGCACTTAACCTTCCTCGTGAACGCAAACTATCAGAAATTTTATCATCAATGATTGATATTGACCCTACTGGCGATGTTGAAGAATTATATAACTTTGTAGTGTCCAGAGGTCTTTAATGGCCGAGAAGGACAAACCATTAATAAAAATTGCTGAGTCTTCACCTGGTATTGCAACCGCTGTTGCACAAAGTAATTTACCTAAAAATGAATCTAATCAAATTCAAGCAATGGTTCAATTGCGAAATATTCATAATGAACTTACATCTCTTCCTCAAAACGATGCTTACAATAAATATAAAAGCATGGATAAAGTTACAAAAGATGCTTTGGCTTCAATGTTTGACCCAAAGTATCAAAGAGAAGATAAAGGTTTTTTTGGTAATATCTTACAATCTGTAAAAAGTTCAGTTTGGTATGGTGGGGGAACAACTAAAAGCCTTGCTGATTATGTCCCAATACAGGCAGCCTTTAATGCTGCTGGAGCGGGATTAAAAACTTTAGGTACAGAAATTCTAGAGACTGGTCCAATAAAAAAAGGTTTAGAATCTCTAGTGCGTCCTCAACAGAAACTTGTTAAACAACCTTATCAAGCAGCAAAATTAGCAGCAGAAGAAGGCGCTCTAGGCGCTGGCGGAGTTTTGCGTTATACATTTGAAGGATTTAAAGAACTTCTTCCTGGTGGAGAAGATGCCCTACCAACAGATAATTCAACATCATTTAAAAAATATTGGGAACAAGCGTCTCAACCAATTAGTGTATTTGATGAAAGTTCAGTTTTGCAATATACTAAAGACCTTACACCTGCTGCAGCATATCTAGGTAGAAAACTTGCATCTAAAGAAAATTTAGTTGATAACTTTGAACAATTTCAAGATTCTCCAGGAGTCATGGATTTAGTAAATCGTTATGTAGAGAATGACCCAGAAGCCCTTAAAGAAGTTGCAAATGCTACAGCATTATTTGAAAAATCTAAAATTAGTCCTGGACGTGATATTGCTCGTGCAATTATTTCAGTTCTTCCACACGAGTATGAAAAAGCGGTAATGGGTGATGGTAATGCTAAAGCATTATTTACTGCTATATCTGCCCCAATAGATTTTGGTGTAACTTTTATTCTTGACCCACTAGTTATTGGTGGTAAAGTTCAACGTGGTTTAATGGTTGCTAAGTATGGAATTTTCAAAGTTGGTGAAGGTACAATTCCTCTTGAGAAAGCCTTTAACCGTCCAAAAGTTCGTGCGTATTGGGATGAAGCAGGAAAATTAATTAATGACTACCGTAATGGTAATCTAGCAGTTAAAGCGGCAGCCATCAACCGTTTACAAGATAGATTCCGCGAAATCAATATTAACGTAGTCCAAGATTTGGCTAATGCTGGTGTTGCCAATGCAGACGATGCTTTAGAATACTTTGACAATGGTAAACGTTTTCTTGAAATGATGTCAGGTGGTTTAGGAGTCGCTGGTAAATTTACCCTTATTCCGCGTATGACAAAAACTCGTGAAGCATCAAATGGAGTTAGAGATTTTGTTTCAAATGTTTTGGGAACTGAACGTTATTCAAATATGCCAGTTAGTAAAACTAAAGAAGATTTTGTTGAATTGCTTTCTCAGAACCCTACAATTTGGACAGATAAAATTGGTTTTGAAAAAACTGGAATAATTTATACGCCAAAAGAAAAATCTACTGCTGGTAAAATTGATAAAGTTGTTAGACTTTTTTCTATTGCCCCTGAACAGCAACGTATAATTAATATTGCCGATGGTACTGCAAGTGCAAATCAAATTTATAAATTAGCACGTACTATCCTTGATAAGAATTCTGCAGGACTATGGCGTGCTGCTTGGTTAGGCGCAAGCGAGGGTGAGCGTTTGGTCATGTACAGAGGTCTTTTAAAGACCGTAGGTGTGGGCATGGGACTTAATCTTTCCGCTGAAGGAAGAGCACTTCTTGCTAAACTTGATGATATGTCAAGAGAACTTTATTCACCAAATCAATCTTCTCTTGAACTTGGCGACCTTGCTAATGCTCTTAAAACAGTACGAGGTGGGTCAATACTTTCAGCACCAAAAGGTGTTCGTAAAAAAGTACAAGATGCTAACACTTTGCTTACTGCAGAAAATAAAGCAAACCGACTTATTGCTTCTGTAAGTTCAAAAGTTCGAGAGTATACTACACGTGCAAAAGCATTAAGAATTGATTTAAAACAAGCACGTGAATTAAAGGATACACAACGTGAGGCCTTGATACGTGCTGAACTTAAAATTGTAGGCGCAAAATTAGGCGCAGAATTAAAAATTAAGAAACAACTTGTAAGTAAATTTAAAAAATCTGAAGATGATACACTTGACATTGCTGATATTACTGACGAACTTGATGAAGCAATACTTGGTAGATTTAATGCTGGCCAAATGGCAAATGGTACTCCTGCTGCTGTTCGCCAATACCAATTAAGTGATTATAGAACTTTACCTAAATTTGATGAATGGCGAGAATCAGCACAACGTGCTGGAGTATTAACTAATATATTTGGTAGAGCCGCCAATAATCATTATCAAAAAAGAATTACTGATATTTGGTCTTTTCTAAATCTTTATCCACGCCTCGGACTTCGTTCTACTGTTGAAGAAGTTGGCATGTTTGGCTTAATAGGTGGAGCCGAAGGTCTTGGTTATTTTATAAAAGCACGACAGGCTGGTCGTGCACTTCGTATTGTTAAACCTACTGGAACAAAGACAACCATTTTTGGAAAAGAAAAAGCAGACAGCAATCTAGGTCTTATTTATACTTCTTTATACAAAATTATGGGAAAATTTCATTCTAAAGAAGAAATTCTTGCAATGGCCAATGACCCAGTATTGCTCAATAAAACAGTAGCAGCATCTATGATTAAAAATAGATTTAAACCAGGACTTTTGCAAAGTGAATCTGGAAAAGATTACGCTAAATGGACTGGAGATTTTGCTGAATTTGATGGTCATATAGTAATGGATGACATCACTGGTTCAATAGTCAGGGCAGAAAATAAAATTGATGAACTTGAGGAAGTATCTAAGTCTTTAAAAAACTTTGGTCCATCTGTAGCCTTTAATGTTCAAAATCAAGAAGCATTAAAAGGTTTAAAGTTTAAAGGCGAAATAGGTGAAATTTCTAGCCAAGGTGACAAAGCAATTTTTAGTTGGTTTATTGAACTTCAAAATACTATTGGTGGTCCAAATGGAAAATTTGGAAATATAGTTCTTTGGAATCTTGGTAAAACAGAAGATAAAGTAATTGCCAAAATTAAAGAATATATCCGTCCTGGTGGAGCAGGAAACGATATTGCTAAAAGATATGCTATGTATTCTGACGGTATTGATGTGATGGCGACAAACATATATGCTGATGCTACCTATGCATTACGTGACTACTCAGGTCAAATAAATATGAAACTAGTAAATGCAATCCGTGATAAGGGTGGCATTGACAAGTTTGATATTGATGATTTAATTAAATTTGATAAACCTTTTGCAAGGCCAGAGACTTTGTTAGGTAAAGAGATTATCCCATTAGTGGGTAAAAGTCCTACAGAAATAATAACAAGAATTATTGATTCTGGTTATGGTTGGGTGGGTAAGCAGATTGCTCTACTTGACCGTGAGCCAATTACTCTTGCAAACTACTTTATGTTTCGTAAACAACTTAAAGGAACTGAAGCGGCAACTAAGAAAAGTCTTATTGATGGCGGTTTAACAGAAGAGGGCGCAGATTCAATAGCAAGATTTTCTGCACACTCGACAGCCATGAACCTTGCTCGTAATAGAACACTATCTTTTGTTGATAATGGAGAAGTTCGAACAAACCTAGCATTAGGTTTAAAAACCTTTGGCCGTTATTATCGTTCACAAGAAGACTTTTTCCGTCGACTTGGTCGCGTTGCAAAATATGAGAAACGTGCATTAGTTCGTCTTGCAATTCTTAATCAAACATTTGATAATAATGGAATTATACATGAAGATGATAGAGGTCAGAAGTATTTTACCTATCCATTTGATGACATATTTGCTTGGCCAATTGTTCAAGCCTTTAGTCTTGCAGGTATAACAACACAAACACCAATGCCAATTAAATTTGGTGGGTATGTAAAAATGTTAACTCCATCTTTAGATGCAAATTCTTGGACAACTGGTATTTCAAGTCCTGTTGCATCATTGGCTTTAGACGCATTTACTAATATTCCTTACGTTGGAAAATATTTAGAATCAATTCATGTGGGACCAATAGAAATTAATGCAGAACAAATAATTAGAGGTAATTTATTTTCTCAATACCCAACAGATATTGCTGCTTGGGAAAAGGCTGCACCAGTAAACGTAAGGCGTGTAGTTAATCTATTTTCTGCAAATCCAGATAATAACGCTCAACGATTTGCTTCAGCAACTAGCGCAGCAAAACTATTAGTTTCTACTGGAAATGGTCCAACCAATTCAAGTGAAATAGATAAATTCTATCAAGATATAGCAACTCAAGCAAAAAATATTGATATGATTAAATTCGTTATGGGTCAGGGAACTATTGCTTCAATTCAATCGTTTAACAATGAAAGTATTCCAAAAGAACTTATTAATGCTGGTGTATACACATATGACTCTGAATACCGTAAAATTTTAAAGAAATTTGACGGAGACCCACAAGCAATGTCAAAAGCACTTGTTCAATTTGCTAAATTATATCCATCTAAATTGGCCTACACTAATTTTGGAACTCATTCTACAACATTTGCTGATTTTAGAAAAACTTATGAGGCAGAACAATTTGTTCGCAAGAATGAAAAATTGCTTATTGACCATGCAGATGCTGGCTCCTTTTTTATACCTGCAGTTGGAACCGAAGACGTAAATGCTTATGCTTATTTGAAGAAAAAGGGTTATATTGCTAACAAAAAACTTAATCCTAAGGTAGAAGATGCTAAAGGTAACTTTATACGTGAAGTTGCAACCTCTGGTGCACGTATGGCTTACTATGCACTACGTGATGAGTTCAATGCTAAAATTGCTGCCGAACCTACGTCAACTGGAAAACGTTACTATAGACAGCAACTAGAAACTCGTCAAAAAGGTCTGCTTATTGCATATCCTCTTCTTGGGGTTCAAATACAGCCAACTACAGCAAGTAATGCACGTAGAAATGAAGTAATAGAAGACATGAAGAGACTTCTTAGTGATAATAGAGCACCAGATAAAGACCTTGGTAATACTTTTTCTGCAATGATTTCTGAATATGAAAAAATGGTATCATTAAAAGAGTCAATAAAGAGTTCATCTACTAATGCTGATAACTACAAAAAGGCCCTTAGAGCAGATACAAAAGATAGAATATATCAATTATCAAAAGATAATGAAAATGCATTAACATTCTTTAATACAGTTATAGACCCTTTGATTGGAGATTAACGATGTCTGGAGCCTATTTAGACAAAAATAATGATGGTAAAGTTGCTTGGTATCCAGACCCAACGATGCCTGGTGAGAAACCTCCTGCAGGACAAGAGCCATCTAAAGTTCAATCACAAGCAGATGATACTCCTGTAAAAGGTGCAACAACTGGTGATGCAATAGTTTTTCCAGATTCTAATCCTAAAACAGTAATATCATCAAAAGGTGAAATAACTGCTGAAATTAATGAAGCCTTTGGTACTATGTTTGGTGCTATAGTTCCTCAAGAAATTAATACAGCGTTTTTCAATGAACTTAGAGCATTACAGATGTCTAGGTCTACTAAGCCAATAACTAAGGAAACTAAACCTCCCTTAAAGCCTAATGATGTTGATGTTATAATTGAAGGCGTATCTCCTCAAGAGCGCAAGGATATACTTAATAAGTATTTAAAACAATATGCTAGTGAGCAGTTATCCGCTGTAGCATTAGGAGACCCTAAAGCAATAGCCAATATTAATAGGGGAACTTTTGGAATAACTTATACCACACTTAAGAACGCATATGCCAATAATGGTATCCCAATGAATATTAATGAACTTGGAAAATTATCGGTAGAATCTTCTTTAAATCCTAAGGTACTAGAGTCTAACATTAATTTAATTAACCTACAGGCTAAAACCTACTATCCTGCTCTAGCAGATAAAATTGATAAAGGATTTACAGTAAAGCAATTACTGAGTCCATATCTACAAACTCGTGCTAATATCTTAGAAGAAGATGTAGACGGTATTGACCTTAAAGAATTACAAGATGTAGCAAAAGACCCTAAGGGTCTAATGGGTCTATATGACTATGAGATTTCTTTACGTAAAAATCCTAAATGGAGATTTACTAAAAACGCTCAAGATACTCTTGGTGCATTAGGAAGAGATTTTACTAAGATGCTTGGATTGGCAGGATAATGGTAAGACCAGTTGACCAAGATTCAGGGACATCAGGACCCAAGTTAGCACCTGAGCAAGTTACTCAACTTGCAACTGCATTTGCTGGCGTTGCTTCTGCAACAACAGAGGTTAATGCTGCTCAAAAAGTAGTAGATAAAAACCCTGGTAGTGCTTTAGCCCAACAAAATCTTGAAGTATCACAACAGGCTTTAGATGCTGCTAAAAAAATTAATGCAGCAACAAACATTCAAGTTTATGGAAATCCTGAAGGAACTATTACTACTAGTGGTTCAGGTGGTAAAACACCAGCCCAATTAGCGGAAGAAGCAGCAGCCGCTGCAAAGGCAGCAGCCGATAAAGCAGCAGCAGGTAAATTAACCACTACAGGTTCTGCCGAAAAAGTTGACCAAATTGCAGCCATTAGTGCATTACTTTCATCTTATGGTCTTGGTGATTTAACTGGAGCACTTACCGAAGCAGTACAAAAAGGTTATTCAAACGATACTATTCAATTGATTATGCAAGACCCTAATAGCAAAGACCCATTAGCGGTTGCATTTCAAACTAGATTTTCTGGAAACAAAGCACGCTTTGCAGCAGGTAAACCAGTACTAAGTCCTGGAGAATACTTAGCGGCAGAAAAAACTTATTCTCAAGTATTACAATCTTATGGCGTAGGAACTCTTGCAACTAAAGCAACTATGAGTGGTTTTATTTCTGGAGATATATCTGCAGCAGAAGTTGCAGACCGAGTTGGATTAGCAATAGATAGAGTTAAGAATGCCGACCCATTTACAAAGGCTGCATTAGCAGAGTATTATCCATCATTAAATCAAACAGATATTGTTTCTGCATTATTAGACCCAGCAGAAGGTTTACCAGCATTAAAGCGTAAGGTTCAAATCGCTGAAATTGGTGGCGCTGCAAAGATACAGGGATTAACAACAGGTCTTACTACCACAAGTGGACTTGCGAGTGGTTATCAAGGAGTAACAACTGGCTCATTAGGTGCTGAATCATTGGCTCAGTATGGTATCACTCAAGAAGAAGCCCGTAAGGGTTATCAAACCGTAGCAGAAATTGCACCTCGTGCAGAGTTCTTATCAAGCATATCTGGTGGAGAAGATTACACAAGACTTGAGGCGGAGCAAGAAGCATTCCTTGGTTTAGCATCTGCTAAGAGAAAAAGAGAATCACTCACCGAACAAGAGAAAAATCGTTTTGGTGGTTCCGCTGGAACAAGTAGAGGTTCTTTCTCAACTCAATATTTAAATAAATCATCTAGTTCAGGGCAGTTCTAAATAGAATCCTGTGTGACCGACCAGCCCACACAGCGTAAAAGACTGGTAGTAAGAGCCAGACCGATTCCCCGATTGGAACCTGTGGCTTGCGACTAAACTAAACGAATAGAAGGGTGGGTTGCTATGAGCAACAACTACTGGGATGAAGACGAAGACGACCAAGATACCGACACCGAGACACAGATGGACGGAAGCGATTTACTTAAAAAATTGCGGAAAGCCAAGCGTAACGATGAGAAACGTATTAAGGAACTCACTGAGCAAC